TGCGGAGGAACGGATCTACCGCGCGATCGAGGATATCACGATCTCCATGAAGGCCCAGGACCATATCAGGATGCCCGAGCTGGTGAGTACCGAGTACCGCGTCACCCTTTCCAATGAGGAGCGCTCTGCCTATGAGAGACTTCGAAAGGATCTGGTTCTTGATTCGTCGGGAGGACAAGTGACGGCGGCCAATGCCGCGAGCCTGTCGGGCAAACTGCTGCAGTTGGCAAACGGCGCGGTGTACACCGACGACGGTACTACGATTGGCATCCACGATCGCAAGCTCGATGCGCTGGAAGATCTCATCGAGGCAGCCAACGGACATAGCGTGCTGGTGGCCTATTGGTTCAAGCATGACCTTCAGCGGATCGAAAGGAGACTGGAGAAGCTGGGAATATCGTTTTCGACCCTGGATACGAGTGAAAGCATCCGAATGTGGAATGAAGGCAAACTTCCGGTTGGTTTGATCCACCCCGCATCAGCCGGGCATGGGCTGAACCTCCAAAGCGGAGGTAATTGCCTGATTTGGTTCGGCCTCACGTGGAGCCTCGAGCTCTACCAGCAGACGGTGGCACGCCTGTGGCGTCAGGGGCAGCAGTCCGAGACCGTGGTGGTCCAGCACATCATCACCAGCGGGACCATCGACGAGCGCATCATAAGAGTCCTTTCGGGAAAAGCGCAAACCCAGGATGCTCTGATCGAGGCGGTGAAAGCCGAACTTTCAGGAGGCAGCCGATGACCGAGGCAAGCATGAGGCATCTGGCAACCGCAATCGTGGAACGTGCAGTCACCGACTGGCACAAGGCGGTATCCCAGCTGGAGGGCAACCCCGATTATGTATATGCCTGGGCAACAAAGGATGAGATTGAGCGGTTTTTCGAAAGCGAGTGGTTCGAGCTCTTGTGCGAGATCAGCCCCGATTTGACCAAGATTCACCTACAGGAGGCACGGGCATGAAAGCAAAGGAATATCTGTCGCAGGCATGGTATCTGGACAAGCGCATCAAGACCAAGGAACGCCAGCTCGATTGGCTCAGAAGCCATGCCGTCTACGTCTCCCCCAAGCTCACCGAGGTACCCAAGGCTCCGTCGATCCGCCGTTCCCCTGTGGAGGAGGCGGTGGTGCGCATCACCGAACTGGAGCATGAGATCACCACCAGCCTCGCCCAGTTGATGCGACTGAAGACTGAGATCGGAGAAGCAATACGAAGTGTAAACAGCATGGAGTGCGAAACACTGCTGGAGATGCGCTACCTCACCTTCCTAAGTTGGGATCAGGTGGCAGCCCAGTTGAACTACAGCCAGGACTATATCTACCACCTGCATAGGAAGGCATTGGCATTGGTGAGGGTTCCGGGGACATAAACGTTGGAATATTCGGAAATAGTGGATGCTGCAAGCAACCGTATGAGGGCACAAACCAAAAAAAAAGGTGGAGACCAGCGGATGGGTGGTTGGAGTGGAGAGAGTTCCGCTGGCCTCCAAGGAAAATCACACTAAAGGAGGTTAGAAAAAACTGTTGCTCTGTACGCATATACATGCATTGACCGTGCCAACTCTGACAAGATGCTGTAAATTTGAAGAAATCGATGAATTTCATGTGGATTTTGCATGATTGGAAGCATCGCCTTCATTCGCCTGCTCTCTGAAAGCTTCCTTTCACCTGTGAATATTTGTTACACGGTGCAGAACGCGCGCAATATCTGCGCAATTTACAAACCGGTTCCCGATAGGGAGGTTTCCATATGGCATCCATACGCGTGCGCGGGAAACCCCGGTATTCCCAGCCAAACTGTCCACGATCGACGTAGTGCCCGTCCCCGACCGTCGGTACCCCGGATCTCAACCACCTCGACAGGCTTCCGCCTGGGATACGGCTCCTGTTTTCCCTTGTTGCCCGCGGACCAGTGCGACGAAGGAGAGCACCTCGCCGTCCCAAGGACCCTCCTTCAACCTGATGCAATCGAATTGGCGTGCCATGGTCCCAACTGTCTTCCTTTCCTCCCTTAGGATACCGTGTTTTGGGGGTAATTCAATTCCCGTGGGAGAAAGCAGGGATACGGGGATCCCGTTGGATACGGCCCATCCAAGGACATCGGTTCATAGTGTGTGCCCATCCCGTCCTGTTCCCTGCGCATCCTTGATTGGACGTACTCTGTTCAGGAACCGGACAGCATCCGTTCCCACGTTCCCGCCGGAGTGGAAGGAACATGTGCTGAAACAACCCATGAAACGTTGGCATTTCTGCAATTACCCCGTGCTTGTTCTTATGTTCCTGAAATATCATTTGCCATCATTATCAATACTATATGGAGAGAAGACCAGCGCGGCATGCCCGTATGCACATATACACGCGTATAGGGGTTTTTCGGCTCTTGGGTACAGCGTTCAGAACAACCGCAAGGACTGCTCCGGAATGCTCCCGATATGCATGAAACCCAATCGTTAAATTATCAGAAAATAACAGTTGCGCTCAGTTCGCCTTGTGCGCTACTGTACACTCAGACAGGTCCAATCGAGAGCCCGGGAAACCTCCCGGGTTTTTTCATCCTCACACCTGCCGGGACTCTCCCACGGCAAGCGGCAATCGTCCATGAGTGACAGTCGCGTGGAAGATTGTCTGAAGCCCATGTATCGGGTAGAGGCATCGGCGCCACCGGTGCCCAATGCAACCAATCGTTGAATCATCAGAAAATAACAGTTGACAACAGTTCTGCTTTCTCGCTACCCTACCATCAGAGACAAGCAACCACACAGAGCCCGGGAAAACTTCCCGGGTTTTTTCATGCCCAAAGGAGAGCCGCCGATGCCCTACAAACCCAAGCGTCCGTGCAGCCACCCCGGCTGTCCGCGCCTCACCGACGACCAGTACTGCGAGGTGCATGCGAAGTTGGCAGCGAGGGCCTACGAACGCCATCGACGGGATCCGGAAACGCACAAACGCTACGGACACTCCTGGCGCAAAGCCCGCAAGGCGTTCCTGGCCGGGCACCCCTTCTGCGCGCTGTGCCGAACCCACGGAAGGCTCACCGAAGCGACGGTCGCCCATCACATCACTGCCGCTAGATATGGTGGTACGGATGACGAGGAGAACCTCATGGCGCTATGCAACAGGTGCCACAGTGCCCTGCATGCACGACGTGGGGAGCGCTGGGGAAACCAATGATTAATTTGTGCGCTATATCTAGTGTTATTACCTAGGGGGTATTGATTCTCTACACCATATATGGTATACTGCGGGCAGGGGCAATCACGCGGAAAAATTGGAATTCAAACGGGGGATTGACCCCCTCATCATACGAAGGCGGTGCGACATGGCAAAAGACGGTACCAACCGTGGCGGTGCCCGCGTCGGTGCAGGGAGGAAACCCAAGGCTCTCTCAGAGAAAATCCACGAAGGCAGAGAGGCCCGCGTGGTGCAGTTGCCCGAGGCTCCCGAGCTCGAGGGCGCGGACATGCCTGAAGTCAAATATTACATGACGGTCACCCAGAAGAGTGGTATCGAGCTCGATGCTGCGGAGGTCTTTCAGGAGACATGGGATTGGCTCAAGACCAGACGCTGTGAGAATTTAGTCAGTAGCCAGATCATACACCAGTACGCGATGGCTGTAGCCCGATGGATCCAGTGCGAAATGGCCGTCAGCGAATACGGTTTCCTCGCAAAGCACCCGACCACCGGTGCCGCGATCGCCTCTCCGTACGTGGCGATGAGCCGTGAATACATGAAACAGGTCAACCAGATTTGGTACCAGATCTTCCAGATCGTGAAGGAGAACAACGCCACCTCATACCAAGGGGCGAACCCTCAGGACGACCTGATGGAACGACTGCTCACCGCACGTCGGTAACGCAAAACAATCAAACAACCAAAGGAATTCAAACATGAAGAACTACCTCACATCCGAGAGTGTCTGCTGCGGACATCCCGACAAGCTGTGCGACTACATCGCCGATTCGATACTCGATGCCTGCCTAAGCAGCGATGCATATTCGCGCGTGGCCTGCGAGGTCATGGCGACCAAGGGCCGGATCATTGTCGCTGGTGAGATCACCAGCCGCACCAAGGTCAACATACGTCAAACCGTACGGACCGCCCTTGCAGAGAGTGGCTATAATCCCAAGGAATTCACCATCAGCGTGTTCTTGCACAACCAGAGTGGCGATATCGCAGGTGGTGTCGATACAGCCCTAGAGATCAGGGAT